AGGGATTTTTTGGTGGAGACTGCTGGACTCGAACCAGTGACCTCCTGCGTGTGAATTATGGTGCGCAAATATTCACAACTATTCTGGATGATTTAAGCGGGTTTTGGCGATTGTTTTACATGAAACTGTAATGTAAAACTGCATAAGACTTTTTTAGTTTTTTTCGGTTACTGACAAATTGCTAACACGTTCCACCTCTGATATGAGTTTTTCTGCGTCGGCGTGGACATAGATGTTGGCAGTGGTGGAGAAGCTCGCGTGGCCGATGATCTTCTGCAAAATTTCCGGCTGTATGCCTGCGCTTCTTGCCCATGTTGCGTAGGTGTGGCGCGTGGCGTGGGGCGTGTGCTTTGGGATGCCGAGCTTTTCCAGCAGAGGGTAAAAGTCACGTTTGCGGTAATTGGCGGGGATGCGCTGCCCGTCGTAGCCGGATAAAAGCAGATCGCCGTTGGCCCGGTCGGCAAAGTAGGAAAAATACTTCCTGCCCTCCGGACGTATTGGGATGACGCGGTCTCTACCGGCTTTTGTCTTTTCTCCGCCGATGACATACGTTTTGTGGTAGTCCACCAGCGGCAGGGAAAACAATTCGCCGATGCGCATACCGGTGTAAATCAGCATGAGGGCGATTTTGGCAGCATCGGAGCCGTCTTTTTCCAACAGCGCGATCTCGTCATCCGTAAAGATGGCTTTTTCTTTTTTGACCTGCTGGGGGAGCTTGACGTATTTGGCAAAATCGGTGGTGGCGATCTCCTCACGGACGGCCCAGCGGGACATCTGCGTCATGAGCTGCTTGTACTTGGACAGCGTTGAGTTGGACTTGGCCATGTTGCTGTCGATAATCGCCTGAAAATCCTTTGTACGCAGGTCGCGGAATTTCTTGCCGTGGAGACTGGCGCAGGCCTTATAGGAAATGTCGTAGGCTTCTATCCCCTTCGGACCTATTTCGCGGAAGTGTTCTGCTTTCCATTCCGCAAACACCTCAGAGAACGTCATGTTGAATTTTTCTTCAATCGGTTTGCCGGAGAGCTTTTCCAGCGCAGCCAGCGCGGCGGTTTTCCGTTCGTAATAGCCGATGATCACATGATTTTTGGCAGCGGCCCAGGGGCGTGTACGGCGGCCGGAAAGTTTATAGACTGTGCCGGCTCCGTTGGGGCGCTTCAGGGATTTGCGGGTTTCTTTGACCTGCTTTTTCCCGCAGATGTGACAGTAAACGGCGCCGGGGACAAGCTCGACGCCGCATTTTATACAAGTGGACATAGGGATACCTCACAAAAGAATAACAAGAAACTTGTGAATTACGTCTATTGAAAACAAGAAACTTGTCATATACAATGTCTGTGTAGAATAGAACAAATGTTTTATACGTCGAGGTCTGGCGTGTGCTTTTTTGCGTAACGCAAGTACATTACAAAAACGGAGGCAAAAATGCCGATGCCGGCGGCAAGCAGCAAAAAGACGATCCATGCGAATACACCGGCCTGCCCGCCCTGAATAAGCCCCTGGTGGGGGATACGGTAGTCAAAAAAGATATATCCCACGATAACAGCCATAAATATGGCGCACAAAAACGTAAGGCCATAAATAGCAAATTTTGTGTCCCGCGATTTCTTGCGCTGGTATTCAATGGTTTTCGTCATCTGCTCCATGCTGCCCTCAAGGTGAGCTATGCGAACGTCCGCGTCATGAAGCTGCTTCTGATGCTTTAATTGGTCGTTGGCATGCGTCAATTCATCTTCTGTAGTTATGACCGGCTCTATCCCAAAGTATTCATCAAGAGACACACCAAGGGCGGCGCAGATGGCTCCGGCATTATAGACGTTGGGCGCTTTGGATTTGGAAGCAAAAAAGTTCCCGATGGTGGATATGGAAATTCCGGTTTCGTCTGCCAGGTCCTGAATGGTGATATTCTGGCGGTCCCTTGCTTCGCGGCACAATTCCTTTAACGTATCTTCCATTTTTTCCCTCTTTTCCCCTTTTTGGCGGTCAATTATCCTAGGTAACGGTGGGCGCGGTTTCTTTTTGCTCTTCGGTCAGAGTTTCGACCGGAACGCCAAAATAGTCTGCTATTTTTTGCAAAGTTGCAGAATTTGGTTTGCAGCCTGATTTCCAGCGAGAAACAGTTGCTTTTGCAATTCCCATTTCAAGGGCTGCGGTAGTTGGCTTTATGTTTTTGCTGTTACACAGGCGCAGGTAGTTTTGAAAAAACATACAAATTACCTCAAGAATTTTGTGCAACCAACCGAAGTTTAATTTGTTAGCGTTTTTGACTTGACTGTCAACACCGTTAGCGTTATTATACGGTTATGGGTTGAATTTGTTAGCGTAATCACAGAAGGGCGGTGGTGAGACGGCCCGTGGGTAGCGGGTCGCAGGGCGATGAGGCGGTGCAGATGGCGCTGCCGTTCGTGATGCATGATGTGTGGCAACTTTATGGTATCACGAAAAGTAAACTTTTGCAACTATAAATTTGAAAGGAGAGAAGAAATGCCGGAAGCATGGACGGGACGACTGATCGGGAGGATGCACAATAACCGCATTACCTACGCCGAGCTGGGCGCGGAGCTGGGGATCGGAAAGGCGTATGTGTGCCAGATCCTGAACGGCGTAAAGAAGCCGAAAGACATCCAGAAGCGGATGGAGAACGCGCTGGATGCCATTATCGAGAGGAGAAAGAAATGAGCAGGATCGCGACGCTGACGCCGCAGGACGCGGCACAGTACCTGCGGGATCGCGGGTTGAGCATATCGCCGGATACGCTGCGGCAGGGCATCCGGCAGGGGGTGTATCCCTTTGGGATCGTGATCGAGATGGAGCGAAGCCCTGTGTTCCAGATCTTCAAGAAGCAGCTGGACGCATGGATCGCGGAAAGGACGGTGGAGGAATGAGTTGGTTTGCATGGACGCTGGCGTTTATCGGCGCGGCGTGGCTGAGCTGGGCTATCGTCAAGGGCGTGGAGGCGCTGGGACGATGAGAGAGCGAAACAGGCGGGCGCGGGAATACTCCCGGCTATGCCGCACCATACGATGGTGCAGGCGTATGTGGGTAGTGGCAATCGTCCTGTGGGTGATGCTGCTGGTGCTGGTGGCGTGGTGCCTGACACTGCCGCCGGTGCAGGAGGACGTGGTGCAGTCGCCGCCCACAAGGGAAGTCGTGGAGTTGGAGCCGGAGAACCTGCTGGTATGCGACATCACCGGGTATTGCGCCTGCTGCACACCCTACGCCCACATGAACCAGCGGGACGGGCTGGTGCTGACGGCCAGCGGACAGTGGGTGAGCATCGGCGAGGCGGTGGCGGTAGACCCGGACGTTATCCCGCTTGGCAGCACCGTGACGCTTGGCGGCAAGACTTACATAGCAGCCGATACCGGGGTGTACGGCTACACGGTGGATGTGCTGATGAGCCACGAGGACGCGGCGCAGGCCGGTGTTGTGAAAGCGCTGGTGAAGTGGGAATGATCGGACTGGTGAACCGGACGGCTCCGCCCTGCCAGGGCTGCCAGCGCAGACACGCAAGGTGCCACGGGGAGTGCGAGGACTACAAAGCGTTCCGGCGGGATGTTGAGGCTGACAAGGCGAAACGCTACGCATCGTACAGCGAGGCTGATTTTTACAGCATGAACAGCGCAAGGCGCGAGAGCGCCAAAAAGGCGATAAGAAAGAGGGATGGAAGATGAACCGACTAAAGGAACGGCGGATGGAGCTGGGGCTGACGCAGGAGGCGGTCAGCGGCATTCTGAAGCTGACAGACCCACGGATGGACGTGAGCATGGTGAGCCGGTTTGAAAACGGCGTGTGCCTGCCAACGGAGAAAGTCACCGAGGCGCTGGAGGCGGCGCTGTGGGCCAGCAGGGCGTATCTGTTCGGCGAGGACGAGAAAGCGGAATTGCCCATGCGGACGGCGGAGACGGAGCGGATCGCCTGTCTGATCCCCAAGGGGCGCAGGAACGCCATCAGCCGGGAAGACCTGGCGGCGGCGCTGCACACCACCGACCGGAAGATGCGAAAGGCCGTGGCCGAGGCAAAAAAGCAGGGCGTGATGATCTGCAACGACGGGGACGGATATTACCAGAGCGACGAGTTGAGCGACCTGTGGCGGCAATACAGGCGGGAGACGGCGCGGGCTATGTCCATACTCAAGGCGCGGAAGCCTATGCGGGAAGTGCTGAAAGCGGCTGGGAGGCCGGTATGAGCGTGTTTGACTACAAGGAGCCGCGGGTGGAGCCGAAGCCCTACAAGGTGCCGCGATGCCCGGTGTGCGGCGAGGAAACAGATACCCTGTACAAGAATATTTACGGCGAGACCGTTGGGTGCGATGTGTGCATCCGAACGGTGGACGCATGGGAGGAAAAGAAATGAGCTTGAGTTTGTATCACATTGACCAGGCGCTGGAGGCGCTGATCGACCCGGAGACTGGGGAGCTGCTGGACTACGATGCGTTCGAGCAGCTGCAGATGGACAGGGAGCACAAGATCGAGAACATGGTGTGCTGGTCCAAGAGCTTGGACGCGGAGGCAAAGGCCATCCGGGACGAGGAAAAGGAGCTGGCGGAGCGACGCCGCACAATGGAGCGCAAGCGTGACCGGCTGCGGGACTACGTTGACCGGGCGCTGGACGGGCATCCCTTCCAGACGGCGAAGTGTTCCGTTACCTACCGCAAGAGCACGGCGGTAGAGATCACCAACATGGAGGAGCTGGTGCGATGGTGCATGGACAACGGCTATGACGGCAAGGTGACGTATACCGCGCCCACGGTGGCCAAGAGCGACATCGCACCGCTGCTGAAAGCCGGCGTTGCGGTGGACGGCGCGGAGATCGCCGAGCGGATGAACATGGGGGTGAAGTGATGGAGAACCTGGCTATCTATAACGCGGTGCGAAGCGTGCCGGACAGCGCAAAAAAGCAGATCGGCGCTGGCCGGTTGAAGGGCAAGACGGACATCAACCCCATGTGGAGGCTGAAGACTCTGACGGAGCAGTTCGGCCCCTGCGGCATTGGCTGGAAGTATGTCATCACAGACAAGCGGCTGGAACAGGGCGCAAACGGCGAAGTGGCCGCGTTTCTGGACATTGACCTGTTTGTGAAGGTGGACGGTGCCTGGTCGGATGCTATTCCCGGCACAGGCGGCAGCGCGTTTGTGGCGAATGAAAAGAACGGCCCTTATACCTCCGATGAGTGCTTCAAGATGGCACTGACGGATGCTATCTCCGTGGCATGTAAGGCGCTGGGCTTTGGCGCGGACGTGTACTGGGAGGCGGACAGGAGCAAGTACGACAAGCCTGCACCTGTCACATACCCAAAAGGCACTGTCATCTGCGAGAGCTGCGGTATGCCCATTAAGAGCGTGACGTGCCAGGGCATTAGGTATTCCCCAGATGACATCGCGGACAGGTCGCTGAACAGATACGGGAAGCGTTTGTGCTGGGGATGCATGAAAGCGGCCAACGCAGCGGAGAAGAAGCATGAGTGACCTGGTAAATGACATCCGGGACAAGAGCCGGATGCTGGATGTAGCCATTACGGAGCTGAAACGGCGGGGACAGAAATATGCGGAGGCCGAAAAGGCGTACCGGGTAGCTCTGGCCAAACAGATACTTACAGAGCGTGACAACGGCGTGCCGGTGACGATCATTTCTGACATCTGCAAGGGCAAGGCGGAGATCGCCGCGCTTCGGTTTGAGAGAGACTGTGCAGAGGTGGTATACAAGTCCGCTATGGAGGCCATCAACTCCATGAAGCTGCAAATACGGTTGCTGGACAACCAGCTGGACAGAGAGTGGGGTGCGGCGAAATGAACAATCTGCACATACAGCCCTGCTGGACGTGCAAGAAGTGCTACGGCGACTGCAGCTGGTCGAGGAAAGACCCGGAGCCGGTGCCAGGATGGGACGCTACGCCTACGGTGAAGAAAAATGGAGGCCGCAAGGCGGGCATCATGCGCAGCTACGCCATTCACAGCTGCCCGGAATATGTGTGGGACGGGACGGGGAAAGCGCATGGAGAGTAAGAGATGCTTTTTGTGCGGGGCGACCGGCGGGACGGATCCGCTGGATCGCCACCACATATTCCCCGGCACGGCAAACCGGAAGAAAAGCGAGAAGTACGGTTTGGTGGTGTATCTGTGCCATAACCGGTGCCACATCTTCGGCAGGCATGCCGTACACAACAACGCAACGACCATGAAGCAGCTGCAGCGGTACGGACAGCTAAAGGCCATGCAGGAACAGGGCTGGACGGAAGATGACTTCCGGCGAGAATTTGGAAAATCATATTTGTAAGGAGATTTGATATGCTGAACAAGATTTTCATTATGGGTCGGTTGACCCGCGATCCGGAGTTGCGCAGGACACAGAACGGCACCGCCGTTGCCAGCTTTGCCCTGGCGGTAGACCGTGACTTTAAGAACGCAGACGGGAGCAAGGACACGGACTTCATCGACATTGTGGCGTGGCGCGGTACGGCGGAGTTTGCTTCAAAGTATTTCACCAAAGGCCGCATGGCGGTGGTGGAGGGGCGGCTGCAGATGCGTGACTGGCAGGACAAGAACGGCAACAACCGCAGAAGCGCCGAAATCGTGGCGGACAATATGTATTTTGGCGACAGCCGGAAGGACACGGACGCGAAGGTCACGTTTCCCCGGACGGACGGCAAGAGCCAGTTCGTGGAGATGGACGAGGATGACATGTCAGATTTGCCTTTCTAAGGGGGTGACGTGAATGGGCAAGATGCAGGAAGAGATCAAGGCATTGCGGCGGCAGAACACGCATTTGCAGAACGTGGTACAGCGGCAGCGGGAACGGCTGGCAGTCATAGACAAATATAGGCGTGCTCTTGACGCGCATTACGCTGCATGCGCTATACAGTTTGGCGAGAAGCGCGAAGACTGCGACGTGTTATGGGGGTATCACTTGGAGATACCCGCTGAACTTGTGGAGAAAGGCAAGACTTACACAGTAAATTACGGCTTTGATCCAGAGCGGATTATGTACATTATTGGCGCATACCCGAAGGATTGAGAGGTGGCGCATAGTGGCTCTTGAGTACATTCCCTTTTATTACAGTTATCGCAAGAAATTAGAGAAGCTTTCAGATCAAGAGGTAGGTCGGCTTGTACGGTCTTTGCTGGAATATGGCGAGACCGGAGAGACGGAGGAACTTACGGGACGGGAGTCTATCGCATTTGATTTCATTGCGGACGATATAAACAGGGCGAAAGCGGCGTATGACGAGAGATGCGCGAAGAACCAGCGCAACATAGAAAAACGATATGCACGGCAGGAGGGTACGACCGTATACGATGGTATACGAACGAATACGACCGTATACGAAGCGTACCAAACCAAAGACAAAACCAAAACCAAAGACAAAACCAAAACCAAAGACAAAACCAAAGATAATTCACTCCCACCTAACGGTGTGAGTGATACACGCGCGGCGCGCTTCACACCGCCATCCGCTGATGATGTGTCCGCCTATGTGCAGGCGCAGGGGTATCACGTCAACGCAGAGCGCTTTGTAGCCTTTTATGAGCAAAAGGGCTGGATGGTGGGGAAAAACCACATGAAGGACTGGAAAGCCGCCGTGCGGAGCTGGGAGACCAGGTGGAAGGACGAGCACCGACCGCAGGAAAAGGGCAGCGGCAACGTGTTTCTGGAGATGCTGGAGGATAAGCTATGACAAGGGACGAAACGCTGAAGATCATGGCTGTGCTGAAAGCCACGTACCCAAACTTCTACAAGGACATGACGCGCAGGGACGCCGAGGGCGTTGTAGCACTATGGACGGATATGTTTTCCGAGGACAGCTACAACGCCGTGGCGGCGGCTGTAAAGGCGTTTATCGCGTCCGACAGCAAGGGGTTCCCCCCGGTGGTTGGGCAGGTGAAACAGCGCGTCACGGAGCTTGCAAGCGCAAAGGCGCTGCCCGGTAATGTGAGCCGTGGCAGCGAGAAGGAAGCGGCCTGGATGCGGCGGTATATCAACGTTGACCACGGCGGGCTGGGTCGTATCTCACGGTACGCACGAGAACACGGCATAACGTGGGATGAGGCAAAGGCGGTGCTGCATGGATAACGGCATCTGGAAGATCGCCACGGCGAAGCTGTGCGGACAGTGTATACGGGACATGGAGGACGAGTACATCTTCTCCCCCATGTGGCGGCGGACGCTGGGCGGCACGTGCGAACGCTGCGGAGAGATGCGCATCGTCCATGAGGTGCAATACACGATGAACAAACGAGGGCTGGAGAAAAGAGGGAAACTGAATGGGCCTGATGAGTAACGACCTGGCGCGGCTTAGTCCTGCGGCGCAGAAGCAGGTCATGGAGAAGATGCGGAAACCGGGGAAGTACAAGGCGCAGAAGACCAAGCGCGGGAAGCTGACCTTCGACAGCAAGAAGGAGGCGGAGCGCTACGACGCGCTGATGATGCTGCAAAAGGCCGGGGAGATACGCGGGCTGAAATTGCAGGTGCGGTACTGCTTGCAAGAGGCGTACACGACGTTTGAGGGCGACCGCGTGAAAAGTATCGACTACGTTGCGGACTTCGTGTACGAGCGCCGGACGGCTCCTGACAGCTACGGCCAGCGGTACTGGCTGCCGGTGGTGGAGGACGTGAAAGGGATGCGTACCCGCGAGTATGCCATGAAAGCAAAGCTGTTCCGCAATCGGTACGGGTTTGCTATACGGGAGGTGTGAAGCGTGAAAGTTCAGCTGTTTAATGATAACTTTCAGAACTTTAAGAAGTACGGAATACCAAAGGCGCAGCTTGTTATTGCAGATATCCCGTATAACATCGGTACGGACGCTTACGGCAGCAATCCGATGTGGTATAACGGTGGAGACAACGCAAACGGTGAAAGCAAGTTTGCAAAAAAACGGTTTTTTAATTCTGACGGGTATTTCAAAATCGCGGAGTACATGCACTTTTGCTCTCGCTTGTTAAAACCTGAGCCGAAGGAAAAGGGGAAAGCGCCGGCCATGATTGTGTTTTGCGCGTTTGAACAAATACAGACCGTCGCCGAGTACGGGGCACGTTATGGTTTCAAAAATTGGTTCCCTCTGTTTTTCTGTAAAAACTATTCGGCGCAGGTGCTTAAGGCGAATATGAGAATAGTTGGCGCCACGGAGTTTGCCGTTGTTTTGTACCGGAATAAATTGCCAAAGTTCAACAATGGACGCGAGATCGGGGAAAACGGGAAGCCAATTAGAGGAACCGGGAAAATGGTTTTTGACTGGTTTCAATGGGAACGAGACGGGAGAGAAATTCCGAAAATTCATCCGACACAAAAGCCTGTAAAGGTGTTGAAACGGCTTATTGAGATTTTTACAGATCCGGGTGATGTTGTAATAGACCCATGCGCAGGTAGCGGATCAACATTGCGGGCGTGCATGGAAACCGGCAGACGCGGATATGGGTTCGAAATTAGCCGCGATTTTTGTAAAAAAGCTCAGGAAGAAATGCTCGCCTGTAGTGACGATGGGCAAATTTCACTGGAGGTGTGATGTGAAGCACATAAACCAGCCGCTGACAAGAGAGGCGGCAAGGAAACTGATGGCGCTGGACGTGCAGGACAAGGAGATACTGACCTACGAAAAGCTGGACGAGTGGTACACCACATGGGGCGGACAGTGCTACGTCAGCTTCTCCGGCGGAAAGGACAGCACGGTGCTTGCGTATCTGGCGGCGCGGTACCTGTCGAGTTTCAGGACACCGCCGTGGGAGCTGAACTTGGTGTTTGTGAACACTGGGCTGGAGTACCCGGAGATACAGAAGTTCGTGAATGAGTACGCCGACTGGCTGCGGAGGGCGTTTCCCCGCGTGACCGTAAACCTTCACCGTTTACGCCCGAAGATGAACATTCGGCAGGTTGTGACGAAGTACGGGTACAGCATCGTGAGCAAAGAGGTTGCGGGATATGTCAGCGAAGCCCGCAGGAACCCAAACGGCTTGAGAATGAAGCGGCTGCGAGGGGAAGCCGTGCGAAAAGACGGTCAGCCGTCTGTCTACAACTGCGAGAAATGGGAATATCTGTTGTACGCACCGTTTGTAATCTCCTCGACGTGCTGCGCCATTATGAAAAAGTCACCGCTGAAAACCTACGCACACAAAACCGGGCAGCAGGCTACAACAGCGACGATGGCGGAAGAAAGCAGACTTCGCATGACGTATTGGCTGAATACCGGGTGCAACGCCTTCGAGGGCAAGCGACCTATGGGCAAGCCCATGAGTTTTTGGACGGAGCAAGACGTGCTGCGGTTTATCGTGGAGCGGGGGCTACCCTACGCCAGCGTGTACGGCGACATCGTGGCCAGCGACGGCGAGAACGACTACGGCGCGACGCTGATCGACTGCAAACTGCACTGCACGGGCTGCCAGCGCACGGGCTGTATGTTCTGCGCTTTTGGCGCTCACCTCGAAAAGGGTGTCAACCGCTTTGGACGCATGAAGCTGACGCACCCGAAGCACTATGCGTTCTGCATCGGCGGCGGGGCGTTTGATACGGACGGACTGTGGAAACCCACGAAAGACGGCCTTGGCTATGCGCGGGTGCTGGACTACATCGGAGTGAGGTATTGACATGGGCAAGCAGCATCTATCCCGCGATGAACGGCTGATAATGAAAGGCAAACTACAAGGCACACGGGATAACATGGACATGGTGGCGATGGTGCTGATGGACAAATGCGGCTGGCACGTCTTTGAGGAGACACCGGACAGCCGGGACACCCACAGCATCGCGTATCTGTACGAGTGCCTGGAGAAACTGGCGCAGGAGATAAACGAAGGCCGCATCAAGCGGAAGCACATCAAGGACGTGCTGAAGGACGAGTGCGGCGTGGTGTTTGGAGATTGAGATAATGGAGGATTGACATGACAAGAAATGAGATCGTGACCGCGCTGCGGTGTTGTGCAAGCCCGGAAGTGGATTGCAGGGGGAATTGCGCGTTTTTCGGTATGAGCAGCCCCAACAACGATTGCAGTCAGAAGAAAAATACCGCCGCCGCTGACCTGATCGAGAAACAGCAGCGGCACATCGAGGCACTGATGAAAGCCAACGACAGCCTGAAGGACGCCATTGCACGGCGGGATAAGCAGATAGAGGACATGAATAAGGGCATGGCACAGCTGGCAAAGGCTGTGGCGGTGAAGGAGGAGAAGGACAATGGTTAAGCAGTTCTGTGATATTTGCGGAGAAGAGATTGAAAGCCCAGATGAAGGAAGCATGTTTAAGCTCAAAAAGCGCGAATACAGCTTTACCGAGAGTTGGTGGGAAAGGCTGAACATCCACAACTGGTGCTGGGCGTGCCTTTGCCACAAGATCAAGGAGGCGCGGGATGGACAGACTGACTAAATACACTGCGGAGTTGAGAAAAAGACTAATTGACCTGCGTGACGAGCTAAAAACTGCTTACGACAGCATTTCGAAACTGGACGCTTCCAACAGTAGGCTGATGGCCGCAAACGAGAAACTGGCGGCAGACCGGAAAGCTCTTATTAACGAGCTGTGTCAATACTGCGGGAAGTACAAACAAGCACACGAGGGTGCGTGCGACGGGTGCAAATGGAGGGAAATGTGATGGACGCTGTGAAGTTTATTGAGGAACGCAACAGGATGTGCAAATCGTTTGATAAGTATTGTTACGGTTGCCCTGCCTGGGATGGTTCGTGCAAACTTGGAACTGGAACATACCTCAAATGTGAAGCAGCAAAACAGGTTGAAATAGTCGAGGAATGGTCTGCTGCACATCCTCGTAAGACACGGCAGAGCGTGTTTCTGGAGCAATGGCCAGATACACAACTTGACAAAGAGGGTAATGTAATTATTTGCCCAAAGCAGCTATGCAAGGGCGAAGAGTTTAACAAGTTCATGGCTGTTTGTCGTGGGACAAACTGTTATAAATGCCGCCGCGAGTTCTGGATGCAGGAGGTAGAGTAGTGGGCTGGTTCTATGCCTTGCTCGGCGTGTACTGTATTGCGCTGCTTATTACCGCCATATACACGATGTATAAGAAACGGAGCTGCACTGTCTTTGCAGTTTTTGCCGCGGTTTACGTAGCGGCAATAATTGCCATTGTGGTATCAGAGATATGCGGATGAGGAGGTGAAGTGATGGAAAATCTGTTGCAAGACATCGCCAGCGTGTTGTGGATCGCACTGGGCGTGTACTGTTTCTTAGGGCTAAGGAAGTGGAACAAGCGGTTCAGTGAGCTGTATGACGAACTGAAGCATGAAACGGGAGGAGTTCATGGACGATGGGTGCCGTTCCATAGTGAGGTCGCGGGAGATATTCAGTATTGCTCCGCCTGTGAGATAGGGTTCGCGGCCAAGACGGACTACTGCCCACACTGCGGCGCGAAGATGGATGGAGGTGACAACGATGAGGCTGATTGATGGTGACAAACTGCAAGAGTTTCCCATTCGGGCAAACCATTGTGACAAAGAACACGCCAACACGCATTTCATCAACGGTATCGAGTCGGTGATGGAGTATGCAGAGCGGCTCCCCACCGTAGACGCAGAGGTCGTGGTGCGCTGTAAGGACTGCTATCAATCAGTGGTGATCGGAAATGTCCTGCACTGCACCTATTGGAGCAAGGACACGGACGAAAACGGATATTGCCACGAGGGAGGATAAGCCAATGGCTGAATACATTAAACGCAATGCAATTAAGGAACGACTGGAGGATTTGGTGAACTGGTGTCAGGACTTGAGAAAGCCGGGGCTTGAGCAGGCACTGGCCATGCTAAACGAGGAGCCAGTCGCCGACGTTGCCCCTGTGGTACACTGCAAGGACTGCATTCACTACGACATTGGCGGGAGCTGCATTATTTGCGGGTTCCAGAGCCGCAAGCCGGACGACTTCTGCTCCTACGGAGAGAGAAAGAACGTGAAGTGATGGAACGGTTAGAAAATTGGAAAGAGGTAACAAAGGGAGGAATTTGAAATGTCACGTTTAATCGACGCTGACAAATTGGAGAAACAAGAATATTGGGGGAATGAACGGTGTTTTGACTATGTAGATGCAGAGGACATAGACAATGCGCCGACGGTGGACGCGGTAGAGGTGGTGCGGTGTAAGAACTGTCGGAAGTTCAAAACATACGCTTGCCGGATGGGTGCCAGCGGGTATGACGATTTCTGCTCCTACAACGAGAGAAAAGAGGGCGCGGGCAATGGCTGATATATCTATTGAAGAACTTGGGCCAGGTGTAATCCCTGAAGTCACAAAGCCAGACGGAGAAAGATACAGATACAGCATACCGACATGGTCCCCTGGTGATGGTGGACCGGGGTATAGAGGGCACGGTGGTATATGTGCATCCGAAGGGGCGGTACATCGTGGCGGAGTGCGGCGGGGTGCGGGAGACATTCTTCCCGGAGGAGGTGCTGACATGAGCGAATTTCCGGAACGGCTGAGAAAGCTGCGGGAGAGAAAGAGACTGAAGCGGTATGTACTGTCGGAGCGCTGCGGGCTGAACTCTGACGCCATACGCCGGTATGAGCTGGGGACGGCGAAGCCGACGATGGATGCACTGAAGAGTATAGCGGATGAGTTCGGCGTGTCGGTGGACTATCTGATGGGCAGGACGGACTATCCCTGCGTGGCAGATATTGCCGAAAAATAATTTTGAAAATTCCACTTAAAAGTGGAAAAATTGAAAAAACGCGCTTTATCATGGGAGATGCAGGGGCAAACTCTGCATCTCCATTCTTTTTCTTTTCCCCCTTCTTTTCCTGATGGGCGGGGCTTCGGCTCCGCCCTGAAGGAACAATATGCGGCATAGGTGCCCAGCAATGGGAGACCACAGCGAGTGACGGGGACTTTCCCTGAAGCGCTAACGAGGGGCAGGACCTCGGTGCCGCACCATTCACACAAGCGGGCGAGGAAGCGCGAGAAGTTAAGTATGCACAAGCTGGTGCACCAGCGGCGGACAGTTAATCCGCAAAAACAGTGCATGGCTGATGAGAAGGCGCAGCGCGGTGTGATGCCAGAGGCCGGGTAGCGCCCGGACAATGTGAGACCGTTCGGTATGGCTCACATGAAAATGACAATGGTCGCTGAAAACTGCGCTTGTCCTGATGCGTCAGGACCGGTATGACCAGACGGAATAGGGGCTGCGTAATCTTCGGAGCGCCGCCGCCGGTAGCGCGTGACAATCTAAGCGGCAAGCCGAACAAATGCGGGCGTAGCTCAGTCGGCAGAGCTTTATCGCGTGAAGGGATATGCGATTGAATACCCTTGGCCGCTGGTTCGAGTCCAGCCGCCCGCACAAAACAGGACTTCCCGCACCTCTTGGCAATGTGTCCCAGGGAAGACATGAAATACAGGTGAGGCGAAAGCCGGGTACAGACGTGCCAATGACAAAGGCCAGTGGCGGGAGGCCGGTGCGTCAGACAAAACGAGGTGATAACATGGCTGCGAGACTGACAGACCGGCAGAAAAAGAAAATACTGGCGGATTATCTGGAAAGCGGCAGCTATCGCGCCACGGCAAGGAAAAACAACGTAAACCCTACCACGGTGAAGCGCGTTGTTGAAGCAAGCGACGACTTTGAACAAAAAGCCGCAGAGAAAAAAGCACAGAACACGGCAGACATTCTGGCGTATATGGAAAGCCAGCGTAACGTGGTGTGCCAGATCATCGGAAATGGGCTGGCGGTGCTGAATGACCCGGCAAAGCTGGCGGAGGCCACGCCCAGCCAGATCACCACGGCTATTGGGACGCTGATCGACAAGTGGACCATGATGAACAAGGCATCGGACAATGGTGAGAGCGGCGTGGTGCTGATGCCGGAGGTCAGGGATGAGTAGCGTTGTATGGCGGCCGCAGGAGCGGCAGGCTGTATTCATGGCGCGGCCGGAGTACGAGGCGTTGTATGGCGGGGCGGCAGGCGGCGGCAAGAGCGACGCGCTGGTAATAGAGGCGCTGCGGCAGGTGCATATACCGTGGTATAAGGCGCTGATCCTGCGCAAGACGTTCCCGCAGCTGCGGGAGCTGATCGACAAGACGCTGAACTATTACCCGCGGGTATACCCCAAGGCCAGGTACAACGGCAGCAGCCACACATGGCGGTTTCCCTCCGGGGCGCAGATCGTGTTCGGCAGCATGAACCGGCCGCAGGACAAGATACAGTATCAGGGGCAGGCCTATGACTTCATCGCCTTTGACGAGCTGACGCACTTTACGCAGGAGGAATATGAGTATCTGAAATCCCGAAACCGGCCCAACGGGCCTGGGACGCGGGTGTATATGCGCTCCACGGCCAACCCCGGCGGCGTAGGCCACGGGTGGGTGAAGGAGCGCTTCATCACGGCGGCGGCGCCGATGCAGACCATTACGGAGGAGGCTGCGTGGTACACGCCGGACGGCAAGAAGCACACAGGAGAGCAGAAGCGGATCTTCGTGCCGTCCTCGGTATTTGACAATAAGATACTGATGGAAAACGACCCCATGTACGTCCAAAGGCTGGCCAGCATGCCGGAGGCGGAGCGGAATGCCTTGCTGTACGGCAACTGGGACAGCTTCGAGGGGCAGGTGTTCACGGAGTGGCGCAACGACAGCGACCACTATATGGACAGGAAGAACACCCACGTGATCGCGCCGTTCCGGGTGCCGGAGGACTGGGTGATCTGGTGCGGACTGGACTGGGGCTATTCCCGGCCCTTTTCCGTGGGATGGTACGCCGTGGACCGCAACAGACGGATGTACCACATACGGGAGCTATACGGCTGCACGGGAACGCCAAACCGGGGCGTGATGTGGGAGCCCACAAAGGTGGCGCAGGAGATACGGCGCATAGAGGACGAGGACCCCAACCTGAAGGGGAAGCAGATACACCGGGTGGGAGACCCGGCCATCTGGCAGAGTGACGGCACGGAGAGCGTGGGCGCGCTGATGGAGCGGCAGCGGGTGTACTTCGAAAAGGGAGACCACGCCAGGATCAACGGCAAGATGCAGGTGCACCACCGTCTGGCCTTTGACGAGGATGGAGTGCCCATGCTGTATGTGTTCAGCACCTGCAAGCATTTTATACGGACGGTGCCGAACCTGGTCTATGACCAGACGGACGTGGAGGACATCGACACCGACGGCGAGGACCACATCTACGACCAGCTGCGGTATGTGTGCATGCGCAACCCCATAGGGCCGCGGGAGGAATACAGGACGGTGGAGCGGCCGTATTCCCCGCTGGAAACAGAGGACGAGTACAGGCCCAGCCGGTACGCATTTTATCAAGTGTATTAAGGAGGAGCGCATGGAGAGATACGGCATTCCCGGCATCGTGCCGGAGGAGCAGGACATGGCGCCGGAGATGGCTGCCATGCTGCTGGAGCGGACAGAGCAGACGCCCACCATCACGGACCGGGACGTGGAGCGGGGCATCGACCTGCTGACCAGGTACAAGGACGGCAAGAGCAATCTGGAAAACCGCATCGTCAACGACGAGCTGTGGTGGGAGCTGCGGCACTGGGAGGGCATCGGCCAGAGCAAGGCAAAGCGGGTGGACAAGAGCGGCAAGGAGGTCACGTCTACGCCGCCGGAGCCCAAGCCTTCCTCCGCGTGGCTGTTCAACACCATTCAGAACAAGCACGCCGACGCGATGGACAATTACCCGGAGCCGGTGGTGCTGCCCCGGGAGCGCAGCGACGAGCAGAGCGCAAAGACACTGAGCCAGATCCTGCCGGTGGTGCAGGAGTACAACCACTTTGAGCAGGTGTATTCCGACAACTGGTGGGAGAAGCTGAAGCACGGCACGGCGGTGTACGGCATTTTCTGGGATCCGCAGAAGGACAACGGACTGGGCGACATAGAGATCAGGGACATCGACCTGCTGAAGCTGTTTTGGGAGCCGGGTATCACGGACATCCAGAAAAGCCGGAACCTGTTTATCGTAGACCTGGTGGACAACGACCTGCTGGACAGCGAGTACCCGCAGCTGAAGGGCAAACAGAAGGGCAAGGTCGTGGACGTGAAGGAGTACATCTACGACGACAACGTGGACACCAGCGACAAGAGCGTGGTGGTGGACTGGTATTACAAGGTCAAGACACCGGATGGCAGGACGGCGCTGCACTACATCAAATTTGTGGGCTCCACGCTGCTGTACGCCAGCGAGAACGACCCGGAATACCGGGAGCGGGGCTTTTATGACCACGGTATGTACCCGGTGGTGCTGGACGTGATGTACCCGGAGAAGGGCACGCCCATCGGCTTCGGCTATGTGGCTATCTGCAAGGACCCGCAGCTGTACATCGACAAGCTGAGCGCCAACATTCTGGAGAACGCCATGATGGCCACGAAAAAGCGTTTCTTTGTCAGCGACACCACGGCCATCAACGAGCAGGAGTTTTTGGACTGGAACCGGCCGCTGGTGCATGTGAACGGGCCGCTGGACGACGGGCGCATACAGGAGATCGTGACGCAGCCGCTTTCCGACATCTATGTGACTGTGGCGCAGATGAAGATCGAGGAGATGAAGGACACGGCGGCCAACCGTGATGTGAACTCCGGCGGTACCACCAATGTGACCGCGGCGGCGGCCATCGCAGCACTGCAGGAGGCGGGCAACAAGGCCAGCCGTGACATGATCGCCGCCAGCTATCGGGCGTATACGCAGATCAACACCCTGTGCGTGGAGCTGATGCGGCAGTTTTACGACCTGAGCCGCAGCTTCCGCATTACAGGTGAGGGCAGCGAGTACCAGTTTATCGACTTCGACAACACCGGCTTGCAGGACCAGGTGACCGGGCTGGACACGATGGGCAATCCCATGTTCCGCCGGCCGGTGTTCGATTTGAAGATCAAGGCGCAGAAGAAAAACCCCTTTAGCCGCATGGAGCAGAACGAGCGGGCCAAGGAGTTGTACGCAATGGGCTTCTTCGCGCCGGAGAACGCACAGGCCAGCTTAATCGCGCTGGACATGATGGACTTTGAGGGCATACAGACGGTGAAGGAGAAGGTCATGCAGGGGCAGACGCTGCTGAACATGGTGATGCAGATGAGCCAGCAGATAGCGGCGCTGACCGGCGTTCTCATGCCACAGGATGAGACGCAGTCAGACGGCGGAACCAATGCCGCAGAGAGCGTCGGAGGCGGCGGGAGCGGCCTTGCAAGCGGCATCATGGAGGCGCAGACGCCCATGACCGGGTACGGCCAGGCGCTTGCCAAGCGGAGCACACCCAGCGTATGACAGAGGTGACGATGCACCGCGGGGACAGCTGCTCCGTCAGGTGCAAAGGGCACGCCACAGGTGCACCGGACGTGTGCGCGGGCATAAGCTGCCTCATGTACACGGCGGCGGGATGGCTGCACAACACGCAGGAAGCGGAGCTGGTGTATGAAAAGCTGGACAGCGGTGACGCATATTTGCGTTGGAACGGCGGGGAATGGCTGTACGACCTGCTGAAGATTGGCTTTTTACAGCTGGAAAAGGCGGCGCCGAAAAAAATTTCTGTAAAATTTTGAAAATTCCACTTTTAAGTGGAAAATTCAGAAAAAGCAATGGTACCGTGGGAGGTGCAGAGGCGAACTCTGTACCTCCCTTTTGTTCCGGGCGGCGGGGCGGCGGTTATGAGACACCGCCTTGCCGCAGGAACGGGGGCGCCACACGGGAGCGACATGCCCGCGCATTTTTAGGAGGACAAGATATGTACCTTTTTGACATGAGCCTTTGCCTGTTTGACGGCGAGGGCGGCGGGGCGGCAGCTCCCGCGGCACAGGGCGAGACACAAGCAAGCACTGGTACCACCCGCCAGGGCAAAACGGGCGCACTGAGCGACGTGAAGTACGGCAAGCAGCCGGAAACGCAAGCGCAGACGGAGCAGCAGCCTGACGCCGGGGCTGAGGAGAAGGTAAAGGACGTGGAGACCACGTCCGACGCGCTGGAGGCCAAGAAAAAGGCTTTCAGGGAGTTGATCAACGGGGAGTACAAGGACCTGTACACCCAGGAAACGCAGCGGATGATCGACCGGCGCTTTAAGGAGGCGCGGGAGAACGAGAAGCGGATGAAGTCCTACCAGCCGGTGCTGGATACGCTGATGGAGCGCTACGGCATCGACGACGGGGACGCCGCGCGGCTGCTGGAGGCCGTGGACAACGACCACGCCTACTGGAGCGAGGCCGCCGAGGAGGCGGGCATGAGCGAGGAGCAGTACAAGGAGTTCCGCCGGCTGAAGCGGGAGAACGCCGAGCTGCTGCGGAGCCAGCAGGAGCAGCAGCAGAACGAGTTTTTCCGGGCGCAGGGCGAGAAGTGGTACAAGGAGGCGGAGGCCATGAAGGGCAACCCGCTGTACCAGGGCTTCGACCTGATGCAGGAGCTGCAGAACCCGGAGTTTCTGAGCCTGCTGAAGGCCGGGACACCGGTGGAGCACGCCTACCGCGTGCTGCACTTTGACGAGCTGATGGGCAGCGCGGTACAGGCCGCGGCCGCCAGCACGGAAAAGAAGGTGGCAGACTCCGTCCGCGCAAAGGGCAATCGTCCCAACGAAAACGGCACCAACTCCAACAGCGCGTTCGTAACAAAGACGGATCCTTCAAAGCTGACAAGGGCAGACTTTGAGGAGATCGAGCGGAGAGTGGCAAGAGGCGAACGCATTTCGTTCTGATTTCCCACGGCTCCGCTGCGATATGCTGAAAGGAGCTATGAAACTATGATGAATACCATTTGTGACCTGTATCTGATGCCGGTGGTGCTGAACCTGTTTGACGGAAACACCAACACCACGCTGGACCCCGGTCTCAGCGACGAGATGAAGACGTATTACTCTATGCGTCTTATCAATCTGGCCGAGCCGGAGCTAATCCATGACCAGTTTGGCCAGAAGCATCCCATCCCCAAGAACAGCGGCAAGACCATCGAGTTCCGCAAGTACGACAGCCTGCCCAAGGCGCTGGTGCCCCTGACCGAAGGTGTGACGCCTGCCGGCCAGAAGCTGAGCATGGGCGTCATCCGTGCGACCATCAAGCAGTACGGCGGTTACATCGGGCTGTCCGACATCTTGGAGCTGACCGCTATTGACAACAACCTGGTGCAGGCCACCCGTCTGCTGGCCTCTCAGGCCGGCCGTACCTCCGACACCATCACCCGCGAGGTGCTGGCAGGCGGCACCAACGTGGTGTATGCCGGCGGCGCCAAGGACAGAAGCGAGCTGGTGGGCGGCGATGCCACTGAGGCGAACAACAAGTACCTGAGCGTGGACGACATCCGCAAGGCCGTCCGTGCGCTGAAGGTCATGAACGCCCAGAAGATCAACGGCTATTTCGCGGGTATCATTCACCCCGACACCGCCTATGACCTGATGAGCGACAAAAAGTGGGTGGATGTGAAGACCTACTCCGACCCCGACGGTATCTATGAGGGCGAGATCGGCAAGATCGAGGGCGTCCGTTTCGTGGAGACCACCGAGGCAAAGATCTTCCACGCCCCCGACCTGGTGATCGCCGACGGCAGCAACGCCGCTGTGCGTAACCTGACTGTCAAGAGCGCGTCCGGCAAGGTCATCACCGTCAACGAGGCCCTGAGCACCAACCAGGCTGCCGCGCTGACCGGCCGCGAGATTTTGGTGGGCAGCGAGCTGATGGAGGTGGCGTCCGCGGCCGCAGGTGTTGCCAGTGCCGCTACCATCACCGTGAAGGACAGCCCCGCAACCACGCCTGCCGCGTCTACCGTGATCTATCCCGGTGAGGGCGGCGCAAAGGGCCGCGACGTGTATTCCACCCTGATCGTGGGCGCCGACGCCTACGGCGTGACCGAGCTGGAGGGCGGCGGTCTGCAGCACATCGTGAAGCAGCTGGGCTCTTCCGGCGCCGCTGACCCGCTGAACCAGCGCGCCACCGCCGGCTGGAAGCTGACCAAGGTGGCCGAGCGACTGGTGGAGCAGTACATGGTGCGTATCGAGTCCGCCTCCACCTTTGAGAGCGGCCTGATGAACTAACACACAAGCGGAGGGGGCACGTCCCCCTCCGCCCCGGACATGAGGAGTGATAAACATGGCAGAAAAGAAGCAGAGAACGCCTGAGGAAATGGAACAGGCATTGGCCGCAGCCAACGAGGCGCTGGAGCAGGCCAAGAAGGAGGCTGAGGACGCCAAGGAGGCCGCAAAGGCCGCCGAGGAGGTCATGCGTGGCATGTCTGTCAGGGAGGCGGACGACGGCATGGTTTCGTTCTACGCCTTCAAGGACGACGACAAATACAAGGACGACATCGTGGTGGGGCTGAACGGCAAGGTGTACCGCATCCAGCGGGGCAAGCACGTCCGTATACCGCGGCCGGTATACAACATCATCCGCCGGTCGATGGCACAGGACGCGGCCACGGCGGAGATGCTGGAGGAAAAGGCCCGGGAGTATGAGGCGGTCAAGCAGCAGCTGAACTGACAACTGCATACCACCGCGAGACTCAAAAACGGCTGTGACACGGCGCAGCAAGCGGAGAAGGACGTTATCCTTCCGGCTTGCTGTGCCGTTTTTCACGGCAGAAAGGAGCGGACATGACGAGGACGATCCCTCTGAAAATCCAAAATGAGTATATCGCCGGGGACAAGGTGCTCATCGGCGCGGCTGGCAGCCACAACGACGTGGTGCTGCGGATGGAGTTCTCCCCGCTGTGGGATGGGCAGACCAAGACGGTGCAGTTCCGGGACGCGCTGGGTGAAAAGACCATTGAAACGCTGCTGACGGCGGACCTGCTGGAGAAGAACAGCACCACGGTGTATATGGTGCCGGTACCCAATGGCGCAAAGAAATACGCCGGTGAGATGACGCTGGCCGTAAAGGGCGCGGCGGTATCCGGCGATAAGGAAACGCGGGCCACCACTGCGGTGTACGGTGTGTTCACCGTTGGCGAGAGCAAGTGGGACACCAGTGCGGAGACGGAGCAGGACGTGCCGCCCACGCAGGTGGAGCAGCTACAGAGCCAGATCGAAAACGTGCTTGCCACCATCGTGGACGCGCGAAAGGCGGCGACGGAGGCGGCGGCATCTGCCGGCGCGGCGGCACAAAGCGAGAGCGCCGCAGGCAGGTCAGAGAGCAACGCGCTTACGTATGCCACGTATGCGGACACCTGCAAGACCGCGGCGGCGGGGAGTGCCGATGCAGCCGGTAATTCGGCAGACGCGGCGGCGGAAAGCGCGTTGCAGGCCAAAAGCATGGCGGAGAGTGCGCTGACGTCTTCACAGAGCGCGTTGGAGTCGGCAAAGCTGGCGCAGACACAGTTCAACGGTGCATCGACGGCAAAGACCGACGCTGAGGCTGCGGCGACAGCCGCCGGGGAGAGCGCCAGTGCGGCAAGCAATAGCGCGGGGCTTGCAAGCGGCTCTGCCGCGGCGGCAAAGACCTCAGAGACCAACGCCAAGAGCAGCGAGACAAGCGCCGCAGGCAGCGCCGCAGCGGCTGATAATAGCGAGAAAAAAGCCACGGAGGCGGCCACTAAAGCGGAGGCGGCCAGCAATCATCCGCCACGGATCAACAGAAATGGCAAGTGGGAGCTGTGGGACTTTGACAACAGCCGGTATGTGGCCACCAGCTACGACGCGCAGGGACCCAAAGGCGACACCGGGGCTACCGGCGCGACGGGTGCGACGGGCGCGACGGGTGCGGCAGCTGGCTTTGGTACGCCCAGCGCCACGGTGGACGCCAATGTAGGCACGCCAAGCGTACAGATAAGCGCCAGCGGACCGGACACGGCAAAGGTGTTTGCGTTTACGTTCCGCAACCTCAAGGGCGATAAGGGCGACAAAGGCGAAAGCGGCGACAGCTACACGGTGCTGGGTCTGTATGGAACGCTGCTGGCCTTGCAGGCGGCGCACCCCACCGGAGAGGCCGGACAGGCGTGGTTCGTGGGTACGGCGGATGACAACGTGGTATACCAGTGGGACGTGGACAAGGGCCAGTGGGTGAACGTGGGCGCGCTGAAGGGCCCGAAGGGAGACAAGGGCGACACCGGTGCCACCGGCCCCGCAGGCCCCACCGGCCCCACCGGTCCCCAGGGCCCCCAGGGCGACACCGGGGCTACCGGCGCGACGGGCCCCACCGGCCCTACCGGCCCGGAGGGCCCGGAAGGCCCCCAGGGTGAGACCGGCCCGCAGGGTGAGCAGGGCATACAGGGCCCGCAGGGCGAAGCGGGCGAGAGTGCCTACACTTCCGCCAGCAAGGGCGGCTACACCGGCACGGAGACGCAGTTCAACAGCGACCTGGCCAAGATCGGGAACAAGGCGGACAAGATGGTGCCCGCAGCGGCGGGCAACCTGGCCGCGCTGGACGCGGCGGGCAATCTGTCCGACAGCGGCAAGAAACCCGCCGACTTTCAGGCCAAGGTGACGGTTAGCGGCGTACTCAAGGGAGACGGCAATGGCGGTGTGAGTGCGGCGGTAAAGGGCACGGACTACTCCGGCCCCACGGCCAAGCTGACGCTGACGCTGGCGGCGGCGAGCTGGACAGGGAGCGCAAGCCCTTATACCCAGGGCGTGACCATCACGGGCGGCACGGCCACCAGTCAGGCGGACATTCAGGCAGACGCAGCGGCGATACAGCAGATGCTGGACGATGGCACCAACGCCATTTACATCGCCAACAACAACGGAACATTCACCGCCTACGCGGTGGGAGAGAAGCCCACCGCTGACCTGAACATTCAGG